GGCGTCGGTGACGCTCCGGTCGGTGACGACGATCTCGCCGCCGCCGCTCTGGACGGTCTTGGACTGCCCCTCTTCGTCGTCGCGGGCCGTGCCGGGGGAGGTCGGATCTGGCTCGCTGTCGTCGCCGTCGTCCCCGGCGCACTTGTTGCCGGGCTTGAAGCCGCCGGCGCCAGTGCCGCAGTCGCGGGATTCGGCGCGGGCGGCGGGTGGCGATTGGGGAGCCTGGGGCTCGCCAGGAGGGCCGCCCGGGCCGGGGCCTGGGTCATTTGTCGGGCCTTCCGGTGCGGCCCCAGGGGGCTCGCCAGGGGCTCCCTGTTGGGGCTGGGCGGGGGTGACGCCGGCCACGATGGCGGTGGCGGTGGTGCGGGGCATGGCCGGGAAGACGCTGCCGATGATCGACACGGCGGCGTCCGGGGCCACCGTCCCGGCGCCGACCTGTTCGAGGATGGCCAGCAGGCCGCCGACGTCGGCCGTGGGCTGGGCGGGCTGCTCGGCCGTGGGCTGCTCGGCGGCCTGCGGGTCGGGCTGCGGCTTGGACGCGTTGGTGAGCGTCTGCATGTTGAGCTGCACGAACCGCTCGTCGCCACCTTCGACGGGGTTGAGGTTCTCCCAGCCGCGGATCTCGTTCACGCTGGCGACGCCGAGCGAGGCGAGCGTGCTGTAGTAGCTCGCCCGGGCGCTGGCGTCGCCGCGGAGCATGCCCCGCGTGTCGAACTCGGCGAAGATGTTGTCGTCGGTGATGAGGTCGCGAGTGAACGCGGTTTCGAACCGGCGGAGCCAGCCGAGCAGGGTGTGCTGGATGAAGTCCAGGCTTTGCTGTTCGATGTTCGAGAATGACGAGCGCGTAAGGTCGCCCACGAGATGCGGCGGAACGCGAAAGATGCGGCAGATCTCTTCAGTCTGGAACCGGCGGCTTTCGAGGAACTGGCTCTCCTGATTCGAGGCGCCGCCGAGCTCGACGGGCTTGAGGCCGCCGCTGAGGACCGCCGTGCGGTTGGCCCGGTCGCTGCCGCGGTGCATCCGCTCCCAGTTGTCTCGGAGGGCGACGGCCGCCTGCTGGTCGAGCTCGTTGTCCGTGGTGAGGACGAAGCCGGGGCGGGCGCCGTTCGCGAAGAAGCTCGACCCGTGGATCTCGCAGGCGCGGGCCAGGGCGATGGCGTCGCGGGCCAGTTCGATCGGAACCATGCCCAGAACGCCGTCGTTGCTCAGCCACCGCAGGTGCATGATCTGGTCTTGCGTGTAGACCGTCTGCGACCCGTTCGGCTCGCGGTAGGTGTAGCGGAGCCGGCCGTTTTCCAGCCGCTCGCAGGCCATCCGCGAGGGGTGCAGGGGGATGAGGGCCGACACCGCGCCGCGCTTCCCGGCCCGGATTTCGTTGTAGGCGTTGCCGTGCAGGCCGAGGTGCAGCATCTGCTGCTCCCGCCACTCGAAGCTCGTCTGCCAATCGTTCGGGGCGACGTGGAGGACGTGGTAGAGCGGATGCTCGCGGGCGATCTCCTTGCCGCCGTCCGGCCGCCGGCGGTAGAGGTGGAGCGGGAGCCCGGCGACGCCCTCGGCCAGGACGCGGAGGCAGCCGAGGACCACGGTGCAGCGGAGGGCGGTGTCGGCGTTGACCCTGACCCCGGCCGCCGTGCGGCCCGAGAGGTCGTCATCCAAGGATCGGGTCTCGACGTCGCCGGGGAGCCAGAGGATGCGGTTGGGGGCGATCATAGGATCAGGATGTCCGGCTTCGGCGCGGTCTCGACGGGCTGGTGCGAGGTCAGGCCGCCGAGGGCCATGACGAGCGACACGATGCCGTCGATTCGCTTGGGTGATCCTGGCTTCGGCTTGATGGGGCGAATGTTTCCGTTGCTGTCCGTCTTGATCGAAACGTTGGAGGCCATCCATCCGAGAACGAGATTGCCCGCGTGCCTGAGCTTCTTGCTGGCGAGCAAGTTCTCAAGCATTTTCGAGGGTGGGCTCATGCTGCCGATGCCCTGAGAAAACCCTACCACTTCATGCCCGGCCCCTTGAAGTTGCAGGGCGAGCTGGGTCGCGTTCCATCTGTCGATGCAAATCTTGCGGACGTTGTAGGTCTCGGCGAAGGCGGTGATGTCCCGGAAAATGACGTCGTAGTCGGTGACGTTCCCGTCCGTGAACTTGAGGCCGTTGGCCGGGTTTTCCGCCCACTTCGTGTAGGGGACGCCGTCGCGCCGCTCGCGCTCGAGGGCGTTGTCGCCGGGGATCCAGAACTGACAGAGGACGTCGAAGGTGCCGTCCTCCGCGGGGAACACGGCGACCATCGCCGAGGTGTCGAACGTGGTGGCGAGGTCGAGTCCCACGACGCACTCCCGGCCCTTGAGCGGCCCGGGCGGCGGCAGGGCGCAGGCCTGCCAGGCGTCCATCTTCAGCCAGGCCGTATCCTGGGCGGTCCAAGAGTTGAGCCGGTATCGCTTGAAGGCGTTTTCCTTGCTGACCGAGAGCGTCGACTCCTTGAAGTCGGCTTCGAAGTCCTTGGGGTCGATGGTCTCCCGCCACGATGGGTTGGCCCGCGGCCAGAGGGCCGGGTCGGTCCAGTCGGCCGATTCCTCGACTTCGTGGATGCAGGGGAAGAACTGCGGGTCGTAGCGCCAGTCGCGGAGGACGTTCTTGGCGTACATGTACTGCTCGTAGCAGATGCTCGTGCGGTCGTAGCCCGCCGTGGTCGTGGAGCAGAGCAGCGGCTGCGCTCGAGCGGCGCCGCCGAAGCGGAGCGAGTCCCAAAGCCTCCGGTCCCGCTGGCTATGGAGCTCGTCGAACAGGCAGCCGTGGATGTTCAAGCCTTCGGCGCGGAAACTGTCGCCGCTCAGGACCCGCCAGAACGAGGCCGTCTTGCGGTAGGTGATGGTGCGGCGCGAGTCGATGACTTCGAGCACGCGGGCCAGCTGCGGTGAGGCGCGCACCATGTTGCTGGCCTCTCTGGCCACGATGGATGCCTGGTCGCGATCGCTGGCCGCCGAGAAGATCTCGGCGCCGCCCTCGTTGTCGGCCATGAGCAGATAGAGCCCGATGCCGGCGAGGATGGTGCTCTTGCCATTTTTTTTGGCGGTGCTGATGTAGGCGACCCGGTAGCGGCGCATGTCGTTGTCGACTCGCACCCAGCCGAAGAGCTCCTCGAGCATCCCCCGCTGCCAGGCGAGCAGCGTGAACGGCTTGCCGGCGAAGCGGCCCTTGGAGTGGCAGAGGTAGTTTTCGAAGAAGCGGACGACGTGCGAGCCGCGCTGCTCGTTGTAGTACCACTCAAGCCCCTGCGCTGTCGCGTCGCTCTTCGATAAACGAGCTAAGCGGGTCGTCGTGTCTGTCTGCATGGATCGTCACCTGAGAGCGGCTGCTGGGGGTGAGGCCGAACTCCTGCTCGATGCGGAGCAGGATGGCGGCGAGCTTGGTCATCTGGCTGGCGTAGGGCGACACCTGGATGTGCTTGATCTCGCCTGTCGAGTCCTTGAACCGGATGACGTCGAGGCCGGCCTTGACGGCGTCGTAGTTCCGCTTCCACTGTTCCCAGATGGCGCAGTAGCGGGCGAGGGTCTCGGTGTCCGCGAGCGTCAGCACCCGCATGGCGGCGAGGACCGGGACGGTGGTCTGCCACTTCTGGAGCGCCTGGCCCTCGAGCCAGGCCGGCGGCTCGATGTCCGGAGCCGCCAGGTCGGGCGTCGGCTCGCTCGGATTGAGCGTCCCCTTGCTGGGATTGCCGCGGATGTACTTGAGGATCGACGGTTCTGGCGGCGGTCCACGCTTGCCCATGTCAGCCTCCATGCAGGATGGTGGTCTTGATGTGCGAGGCGATGGCCCGCATCAAGAGCGGCGGGACGCTGTTGCCGATCCGAGCCCACTGGTTGATGTGCGTGCCGCTGAGCGTGAAGGCGTCGGGGAAACTGCCGATCCGCTTGGCCTCCGCGATGGAGATGCTCTCGTCGAGGTCGGGGTGGAGGAGCATGCCGCGGCCGCTGGTGACCTTGGTGATGGTGCGGGATGGCTTGTTCCAGGCGAGGCGGTTGAGGTTGAAGTAGTGGTGCAGCGGATGGAACCGGCTGGCACTGCCGCCTGGCTTGGCCCGTGAGGCGTAGGGCATTGCCTTGACGTTGGGGGTGATGCCGGGCGTGTGCTCCAGGCCGCGCCAGGCGTCCCGCACCGTGTAGGGCTGGCCGAGCGGCGCGGGGTGGCTGGGGGCGATGGGAAGGTCGGCGCGGGTGCCGATGAAGATCATCCGCTCGCGGGCCTGGGGCACGCCGTAGTACATGGCGTTCATGAGCCGGGCGCGGACGTGGTAGCCGGATTCTTTGAGTGTCCGAAGAATCTCGGCGAAGATGAGACGCATCTTGCCCTTGACCATGCCGCTGACGTTCTCCATGACGAACGCTTTGGGGCGCAGGCCCTCGAGGAGGCGGATGTATTCGCGGAAGAGTTGGTTGCGTGGATCGTCGAGCATCCGCTTGCCCGAGGTGCTGAAGCCCTGGCAGGGGGGCGAGCCGTCGAAGACGTCGAGCTCGCCGGGCTTGAGGCCGGACAAGGCGAGGGCCTTCTCGACCGTGAGCGCGGCGATGTCGCCGTGAAACAGCGGTACCTCGGGGAAGTTCTCGCGGAACTGGGCGGCGGCGTGGTTGTCCCACTCGACCGCGAGCAGTTCGCGGAAGCCGGCCATGCTGTAGCCCAGTGACGAGCCGCCGCAGCCGGCGAAGGTGCTGATGACCGTCGGCGCGTCGGCCGGCTTGGGCGCGAGGTGGTCGCGCCACGCCTGCTCGAGAGCGTCGGGGTACTCAGGCCGCGAACTCGTGGCCGCAGTTGGGGCAGGTGCAGTAGTCAACGTCTTCCTCCACGCTTTCATCGTACTCGGTGCCACCGGCGTTCGGAGGCAGCACGAAGGTCTTGTCTGCGTCGATGACGCCGATCTTCTCGGCGAGTTGGGTGAGCATGTCGGCCACCGACTCGTTGCTCGTCTGCGTCTGATGCAGCAGGGCTTCGAAGGCGGTGGCGTTCGAGTGGGCCATGCCCGCGAGCGGATCGAGGATCGCGAGCAGCTTGTCGGACTCTTCCTCGTTGAGGTCGAGGATGAGGACCGGCACTTCTTCCTCGGGCGAAACCTCGGCGCGGAGGTGGCCGTCGATGAGCATGAGCGACCCGTCGGGAAGTTTGCGGGCCAGCAGGGCGTCCGCGTAGCCGACGTCCTCGAGGATCCCGGTGAGCGCCTTCCGCTGCGGCTCCGGGTGCGTGCGCCAGTTCTTGGGGTTGGGGATGAGCTCGCTGGCCGGGACGTAGACGAGCTGACGGACGCGGTCGCGGATGTTCATTCTTGCGGTTCCTTCTTCTGGCCGAGGGCGAGGGGGAACTTGTGGCCGCACTCGGGACACGTTTTCATCTTGGTCTGGCTGGGGTCGGCCGAGAGATCCTCGAGCGAGACCCGCGCGGCGGCGGCGGTCTGCTCGAGCATGAGCCGGATCGACTCGTTGCTGGTTTCAACCTGGGAAAAAAGTTCCTTGAGCTTGGCCTTGTCGACGCCGGCCATCTCGGCGAGCGGGTCATGGGTGGCGAGGAGCTTGTTGGCCTCCTCCTCGGTGACGTCGAGGATGAGGACCGGCACCTCGAGGTCCGGCACGGTCTCGGCGCGGAGATGCCCGTCGATGAGCTCGAGCGACCCGTCCTCGAGGCGACGAGCGACCAGAGCGTCCGCGAAGCCGATCTCGGCCAGGACGCCGCGAAGGACGTCTTTCTGGGGCTCGGGATGGGTTCGCCAGTTGCGCGGGTTGGGGCGGAGCGAGGAGGCCGGGACGCGTTCGAGGGCGGTGATTCGACGTCGGTATTTCATGGGGAAAATCGAGGTTCCTGGGGGCGTCGAGGGGGGGCTATGGAAAACCCCCGGAGAGGTGTGGAGGGGGAACGTCCGTGGTCTATGGTTTTTGCCGGCCGGAAGATCGACCCCGCCCCCGCCCCCCGCGACCAGCCGACGCGACGCAGCCGACGCGCCGGGCGGGCCGGGACGCCGGGGGCGAGGATCGCGGCCGGGGATGGAGCAGGCCGCAGGGCAGGAGCGATCCCACGCTCGCCAGGGCGAGCCAGGATGGGGCGATTGCCTTGGGGTGGTGTGGTTGGCCTCATGGCATGGAGGGGGCTTGTGGAGCATCCAGGGGAGCCTTGGCCGGGGGCGAGCCAGGGGGAGCCAGGATCTCGCCAGGAGCCGGGCGAGGAGGCCGGGAGTCGAGAGCAGGGCGAGGCGACTGGCCGGCTCCAGGGGGCTTCCTTGGGGGTTCCTTGGGGCAGCGCTGGGCGTTCAAGCAGGGGCGGGAGGGCGAGGGGCTGGCTGGTGGCTCTGGCGAGGGTGAAGGCGTGGGCGATCGCGACCACGCCGAGGAGCCAGGCAAGGAGCCAGAGCATCGAGGAGTCGAGGAGCGACGCCCCCCAAAAAGCCGGCGCGGCCAGGGCGGGCCGGGTGGCCGGGTCAGGTGTCAGGGGGGCGGGGTGGTGCATGCTGGGGTGCCGCCGGGCTTGGGCTTGTTGGAGCGTCGCCAGGTGTAGTAGCAGCCCCGCGAGCAGAAGAGGCCCGCGTCGCTGCCTTTGTTGGATCGCCAGCCGCGGGAGAAGTCGCGCCCGCAGCACTTGCACCTTCGTACCCGGCAGGTCAAGCAGAGCGCGGGCGGGCGGCCGCGGGCCGGGGGCGTGGTGACGGGCTTTGAGCACTCAACGCACAACGCCGTCCGACCGGGCGCCCTTGCGGGAGTTGCATGACACGCAGAGGCATTGAAGGTTGGCCGGGTCATCTGTTCCCCCCTTGGACTTTGGGACGATGTGATCGACGGTCGCCTCCTGCTTGCGGGAGCAGACGCGACCGCAGTGCTTGCACGTCCAGGCGTCGCGGAGAAGGATCTTCTGGCGAACGGCGATCCACTGCTTCGAGCAGTAGCCACGCTGGGCTGCCGATGGGCGGGCCAGTTCGGAGGGCGACGGGTGCCTGCGGATGGCGGCTCTGGCCGGCTGATGGGAGGGGATTCGCTGAGGCACCTCCAAGCCCTCACCGTGCTGGCGGCTGCGGCCTGACAAACAGAGCCTCCAGCCCCGCCTTCACATCACTCCCCAGCAACTCCAGCACGCGGGCTTCAACCTGTGCCTGCGTGTAGTCGCCAGCCGCGTCGTAGGCGGCGCCTTCCCACAGGGCGATTGCCTGCGGGCAGGGGCGAATCCGCGCCACGCAGGTCTTCGTCTTCGCGTTGTCGATGATCGTCACATCTAGTTCGGTCAGCGTGATTGGCTGAAACGTGCGAACCTCGCCGCTGGCGCGAGTGATCGCCGGAGGCTGAATGGTGACGGGCTGGGACAGATTCATGTCAGACAACTCCCAGAATAGAGGAACCGTTGATGCCTAACTGCGCTCGGTAAAAGGTGAACGTGCCATTTGTGATGCTATTTGTGAGTCCGGCGGTAGCCATCACAGGATCGCCATAGATTGTGAGACCGTTGCTGAACGAGCCGCCAGAAGGAATGTACGACCGGTCGTAGAACGCGGCGCTGCCCGAGACGGTGCCGCCAGTGAAGTACGAGTTGTCGTGGAACGTCGCTTCGCCGTTGAAGGTGCCGTAGCCTTGAGAGTAGTCGTAGAACGTCGCGTTGCCATTGACGGTGGCGCTGTTTTGCGAGTAGTCATTGAATGTCGCGCTGTTAGTGACGGTGCCGCTGTACTCGTTGGTCGAATACTCATTGAATGTCGCGCTGCCGAGAGTGCCGTTGTTTGTCGCAGTGCCGTAGAATGTGGCGTGGCCGTTGACGGTGCCGGCCGAAAAGTTGTCAGCATCTATGTAAAACGTGGCGTCGCCGCTGACGGTGCCGTGGTTGCCGGTCGAACCGGTGTTGAACGTCGCGTTGTTATCGACGGTGCCGTAGTTTTTTGCATCACCGTAGAACGCGGCGATGCCCAAGACGGTGCCGTTGTTGGGGCCGTAGAACGTCGCGCTTCCGCTAACCGTGCCGTTGTTGGCTGAATTGCTGCCGTTGAACGTCGCGTTGCCAGTGACGGTGCCGGAGACGCTGTTGACCGAACCTTCGTTGAACGTCGCGTTGCCACTGACGGTGCCGTCGTTTTGCGAGACGACGTTGAACGTCGCGTTGCCACTGACGGTGCCGTCGTTTTGCCAGTTGCCGTTGAACTCCGCGTCTCCGGTGACGGTGCCGTAGTTGATCCCGTTGCCGTCAACAAAATTGGCCCGCCCGGTATATGTCAGCGTCCTTCCTGCGGCGAGATATCCCCTAACGAACTCCACAGCGCCGGTGCCGGTGACCGTGATGTCCAGGTCGATATTCGTTTGATTCACGGTCAGATTGGCTACTGTTGGCTGCGCCCCGCTGTTGGTGCATTCAGGGCCGTAAATGTGAACGCTGTCGCTGCTCGTCGGCAGCGCTGCGGCAGCGTTTCGCGGATCGGCTTCGGGCGGGTCTGTCCACCAGTTGCCCAGAGTTTGCCAATCGGAGTCGCCGCCGCTGTTGTCAAAATAGAGAGTTGCCATGTTAGTACCCCATCACAAAGGCGATGATGTCCCACTTGTCCCGTCCCGCGTGATACGTCGCAGCCAGAACGTCCATCTTGTTTGCCGTCGTCGAGAACGGCAGCGGCGATGTGGCCGACGAGGGGATGACGAACTTGTTGCCCAGCGTCACCGTCCGACTGCCGGTGGCATCCTGCGTGATCCGCCAGCGGATCGTCTTGCCATCGACGGGGTTCGTCGGATTGGCGAGCGTGACGTTGCCGGTGAGCGTGAGGTCGAAGATTTCGCCAGCCGATGCGTCGGTGGTGACGGTGGCGGCGTAGGTGAGAGCAACGATCTTCGGCAGCACACCCGCATGGAACTGGATCGGGGAGTCAACGTGAATCGTCTGCGTTAGGTTGTTGTAGACGTTCTTCAGCCGCCCGCCCTGCCAGTTGAGCTCGTAGCCGACCGCGCAGATGAGCGACAAACCGTTCGCTCACCCTGTCGCGTTGTCGAACGAGCCGACAACGACCTGCGTGTAGTTCGGCAGCGTGATGCTGTTGAACGTCACGCTGTCGGTCGTGTTGAGGCTTTGGTCGTACGAAGAGCCGCCGCCCGAGACAGGTACCGGGGTGCCGCTGGCATCGGCGATATAGAGCGTGGCGTCCGCGATGTTGACCGCGATCTCTCCGGGCTGCAGCTCGCCTTGCACCGGTGGCTCGCCCGAGGCGAAGGTCGAGGACGGGCGAACGCGGTCCTTGGTCGTGCGGCCAGAACGGTATGCCATGCGTGTCTCCTGCTGTTGATTGTGCGAGCGAGGTGAAGAGGGTCAACGAACGCGATGGGGCGGTGATTCCGGAGGACAGTTGCCGGTCGGGCAGGCCGGCTTGCCAGCCGCGCCGCAGGGGCACTTCGTGCGGTGGCCGTCAGGCTGGACGATCCACCCGGAGCCGTTGCACTGGCGGCACTTCTCGTCGGGCTTAGGGGGAGCCGGCGGGCCAGGCTGCGGCGCGGCGTCGACGGCCAGGCTCGAGCGGGCGAGGGTGAGCGAGGCGGATGCGGTGGCCGCAGCCTGATCGACGTCCCGCGGGTCGCTCGAGAGCCAGGTCAGGAACCAAAGCAGCCAGTTCCAGAGCTTCATCTCACCACCCCATTCCGTGGTTGACCATGATGTTGCCGGAGTCGTCGACGTGGTGCGAGTGGACGGCCAGGCGGTCGGCGGATGCCGGTGGCGGCTCGGCGACCAGCGCGACCCAGAGGAAGGTCTTGGCGGCCTTGGCGATCCACCGCAGCACGGGGCGGTCCGGCGGGGAGAGCGGCGTGCGGTGCGAGTCCCCGGCCAGCCAGTAGCCGAGGGCGATGCAGATGGCGGCGGCGAGGACTGTGCTGCGTTCAATCTTCATGGGATGCCCTGACGCTGGACGCTGGAGGAACCGGGGAAAGCCAGTTGCCGTTGTGGAGGTCGCGCCAGCCGAAGCCGGCGACCGAGCCGACCGCGAACGAATCACGCTGGGCGAGCATCCGCTCGACCACCGGCCGCGTGACCCAGAAGCTGCCCGAGGGCTGATCGGCTGGGAACTTGCCGACGTACTTGATCCATGAATCCCCCCAGCTATTGAGGCACAGCAGGCCGTCGCTGGGCGAGCCGTTCTTCTGGTAGCGGACCGCGACGAAGCACATCTCATGCGCCCATTGGCCCGAGGCGGCCGCGAAGCCGTGCTGATCGGTGACGCTGGCGAAGCCTTGCATGCTCGCCACGGTGACGGGAAAACCGGCTTCGATGGCGGCGGAGGCTTCAGCCCAGGTCGTGACGAGCGCGACGTGCTGAGCCGGGTGTTTGCTGGCGATGGCGTCGAGGCGGCCGCCGTCGCCCTGACCACCGCAGCCGTAGGCGCCCCAGTCCTTGGCCCGCTGTGCGGAGTAGTGCCGGAGGTCGTGACCGCCGACTTGCTCGCGGTAGACCACGCCCCACTCGCGGACGAACTTGGCGGCGGCCGCGCCGAACGAACCATCGGACCAGCCGCCGACCGGAGAAGTCCCATCCCCGCCGCGGCCGCGGGCTTCGACACGCGAGCCACCGTAGATGGCTTCGGTGCTGGGGATGAGCGGCGGCTCGGCCAGGCGGCCCGTCTCCCAGTCGATGGCCTGGGCGATCCAGATTCCGTGCATCCATCCCCATGCCACGCAGTCGCCGATCCCCTGCCGGCCGCAGACCCACGGCGCGTTGTAGCGTCGCTGGTGCGCCTTGGCGGCGGCCCGGTAGAGGAAGGTGTCGATGCCCTTGGCCTCGCGGATCGTTTCGGCCCCGGCCTGGGCGAAGGTCGGCTTGGGGAGATCGCTGAGGAACCGCTCGACGGCGGTGGCGTCGGGCGTGTAGCCGAAGTTGGCCTCGGGGCGTGACGCCCTGCGGCCGAACGCCAGGGCGACGGCCAGCGTCAGGAGCAGCGCGGCGGCGAGGAGTTGCCAGCGGGACTTCATCGGGCCGCAGCCTCCGCGGCCTTGGCGACGTCACGGTAGGCGGCGACCCAGCGGCCACGGGTCTCCGGGGTAAGAGGCCCGCCCGAGGTGCCGGCGGCGGCGTTGAGGAATTGCTCGATCGCCTGCCTCGCGCGGGGGTGCTTGTCTCCGAGGCTCTGTCCCGAGCAGGCCAGCATCCGGGTGCGGATGCGGAGCTCGTCGAAGGCCACGCCGGTCTTGATGAACGGCTCGGCCTGCTGCCCGTCCCACGCGAGCTCGCGGGCCAGTTCCCGGCAGATGGCCGCGGTGAGCAGGGCGTCGGCCGAGGCTTCGGCCCCGACGAAGGTGCCGCGGAGGTCGAGGGCTTCCGGGGCAGGAGGAGGGGCGGGAGGAGCCGGCTCGGCGGACTGGCCACGGTAGGACAGCAGCGCGGCCACGATGATGAAGGCCGCGATGTAGTGATGCCGCTCGAGCCGGGAGAGGTCGAGGCCGGCGGCGTGTTCCTTGATCCATGGCCACGCGAGGGCCGTGGCGGCGGCGACGATGAGGACGATGGTGGTGGTCATGCGGGCGAGGCCTGTCGGGTGAGTGGCAAGAGCGATTCGATGGCCCCGCTGGCGATGGCCAGGACAAGGGTGCGGACGGATGGCCGAATGAGGATCCAGAGCGGCCATGCGTAAGGCGGGATCGCCTTGTCGGCGACCGCGTCGAAGAGCGCCGCCGCGGCTTCGAGGACGATGGCCTTCCGCTCGGCGCCCGGGATGTCGAGCATGTCGGCGAGCCTGACGGCGAGCCGCAGCAATGAGATGAGGAGCTCGCCGAACTCCTGCCAGGTGATGCCGCCGGCCGCTGCCGACTTGGCGGTCTCGATGTAGGCGCGGATGGCCCCGGCGATCTCGGTGAAGTGACTGGCAACGGTGGTCGGGGCGAGCGTGTCCATCATGGGGCTCCGGGGGGTGCAATTCACGCTATCAGCGGACGGGGGGTGCCTTTGAGTGGTTCAGCCGCGGCTTTCGGCCCGGGCGATGAAGTCGTCGAGCGAACTTGGCTCCGGGGTGTCCGGCGGCGAGGAGAGAGTGACGGGCCGCATCTGGAAAAGCCGCGGCTTCACGACCCGCCGGTCGAGCTCGGTGGCCGCGTCCCAGGTGGCACGGATGGCCGCGGCCCGCTCGGCGATCTCGGCAGGGGTCGGATCTTTCTGCCGGAGCGGCTTCTTGATGTGCTTCCGGTCGCGACGCAGCGGGAGCGCCCACAGGTCGCGGAGCCGCACGACCTGATCTTTCGTGATGGTCCAACGGATGCAGAGGTCGGCGACTGGGATGTGGGCACACCAGTCAGCCCGAAACTCCTGCATCGAGATGGTTGCCGTGTTGCCTGCCATCCGTGGCCGCCCCTTGGGGGATCCAGTTCATGACGAGCCGCTGCCCGGGGTTGAGGTACATGCTCATCCCGGTCTTGTCGTAGATGCTGCGGTGAAAGTTGACGTGCTCGCAGTCGCCACCCGAGTAGGTTCCGGCGAAGAACGCTTCCGGCTGGTAGATCGCCATGCCGCCGAAGGCCGAGCAGCATCTGACTGGCTCGCTGCCGACGGGAGGAAACCAGCCGTGAAACCACCCCATGTCGTGCTGTTCTGTCCAGTGATTGAGGCGGAACGCCCAGGCGTCGTAGTGGATGGTGATCTTGCCGCTGGGATCGAGGTCGGACGGGTATTCGATGGTCGACACGCTGGCCAGGCCGGCCGCGTCCGCGAGCCTGTTCATCCAGGCCAGGCCGCTCATGACGCCGTGAGCGGACCATCCGCCCCAGGTGTCGAGGTCGATGACGATGATGCGGTGGCGACGGTCGCCGGCCGGCCGGTGGCTCCGCGCCCATTCCAGGCAGGCTTGCCGGTATTCGGCGAGGGCGTCGGTGCGGCGCTTCGACTTCTCCGTGGACAACTGCGGGCGGTTGTGCGTGGAGCACTGGTGTTCGACCTGCGGGCACCGCTCGCTCCAGGCCTGCAGTTCGCGCTGCGTCCCGTCGGTGCTGTCGTTTTCGTAGACGAAGGCCCGCCAGGAGCGGAACTGGTTGCCCAAGTATTCAATGCGGGCGGTGTTGATCGTGAGCCACGGCATCGTGTTGCGTGCCAGGCCGAGGATGGTGACGTCGGTATCCCTGGCGATCTCCTCGCCATCGAGGACCGCTTCCCAGTAGGCCGGGGCGCACTCGCGCGACGTGGCCGGGAGCAGGAGGTCAGGGGACCGCTTGACGACGTCTTGGTAGGTCACCGTGTCGCGGTCGGTGGTTGTCATGGTGTCCGTGCTGCTGGGAGTTGTGCCAGCCGCCATCGTCAAGGGCGTGTCAAGCGAAACCGCTCCGGCCCCCAGGTGGCGCGGATGGCTGCGGCCCGCTCGGCGATCTCGGCAGGGGTCGGGTCGTTGGCCTGGCGCTCGAGCGCGTCGGCCCGTGGCTTGTGGCGCGGCGGCCGCCGCTTGAGGCCGTGCCGCTTGACGGCCGCCGTGAACGCCGACGGCGTGCACCCGAGGATGGCGGGGAGGTCGGAGCGACGGAGCGTATGGTCGTGCCAGATGCGGAAGAGCTTGGGGACGTCGATGCCATCGTCGTGCTGCATGGAGGTTCCTGTCCTGTCTGGGTGCGGAGCGAGGTGGCCATGCCTGAGCGAGCCCGCCCCGAGTCGAGGCGGGCCCGCCAGGCGATGGTGCTGGGTCACCGGTAGCGGATGACCGCGAACCACTGGCGACGGGCCGGCGAGTAGGCGACGCCTTCCTCAACGATCACCCGCTTGCCGAAGAAACAGCAGTTCCGCCGAGCGGCCTCGGGCGTCGAGCCGCAGCCGATCCCTTCGTACTGGCCGCACGACGAATGTACGAGCACGCCGCGACGGGCGATGATCGTGGCGTGATCCTGGGCCGTGACAACGACAGTCGGGGCGGCTTCAACCGTGAAGCAGGCCAGGGCGACAAGGCAAGCGAGAAGCAAACGCATGAGACATCCTCCGTGAACGCCCGGTGTCCGCCGGGTCAAACGGAAGATGGCATGCGTGTCAACTCAAGCGGACGGTGCCGCGGTCGGCCCCGCCTCGCCTGCATCAGCGACGGCGTCATCAGGAATCACCCAGCCGTAGTGGGTATCCAGCCACACGCCGTCTCGCGTGA